ATCTTGCTATTTGCTGTCCTAAAACCTCAGGTACAGATGTAACAGCTCCTCCTCCAGTAGAATCACTAAGTAAATTTTTACCTGCTAAAACATAAGATATTTTGTCTTCTTGTAAAGTAAGTATATCAGTTTTTCTAGCGTCTAAAATCTGTATAGGACCATAAGAGTCTTCTAATGGTTTAAAATTAGCCAACCCTAGGTTGAACTCATTTAATTTATTTACGTTGGTTTCATCGTTATAAACGCCGCTATAAGTTAAATCAGCAAATCTATGCGCTCTTACAAAATCCACATTTGAAGTAGAAGTTACTCGCTCTCCTATATTTAATGTTTTACCAGTTATAGAATCTAATATCTTATAACTTTCCACTCCATTGCCAAACGCAAAACAATTATAAAAACCTGTGTCTATTATTGCAGGCTGACTAGAAGTTTGTGTTTGCACATTTCCAGTATGTTGTCCATCTAAACTAATAGGAAAAGATAAATGGTTTTCATACCATACATCAGGAAGAGCTTCTGTAGGTTGAGTTTCAAATACTATTGTACCCTCACTTTTATATATTTGTATATCGGCGCTAATAAATGGAAAAGCTTTATGACCTCCTGTAGCACATCTTTGTCCTCCTGTTAAAACAAAAAATCTTTCTCCTGTCGCAGTATTTCTAAAAAATTGATAATAATTATCAAAAGAATTACCAGGCATAATTGCCTGCCAATCAGCTTGCGTAGAAGGAGTAGTAGCTGCGGTATATTCAGTATTAATAAAATAATTTTCTATATCAGGATTACCAGTTCCGCCTACGTTTTTTACACCAGTATCTAAGAGCTCTTCAACATTATCTCCTACAAACCAGTCATAAAATGAATCATAATCTTGAGAAGAAAATAATGTAATAAAATTGTCATATGATGGTAAAAAATATTCTCTTTTTTCACATCTAGTTAAAGACTCTCTTCCTTGTCTTACAAATCTAAAATTAAATGTAATTCTAGTTCCCGCAGGAATATCTATAGGTAAGTAATTTCCAGCACTAGCGGGATTTTCTATACTTACCGGATATGGCAAATGACTTCTTTCGTTACTTGGAGCTCCATTATCTCCAATTTGATGAAGCCTTCCATTTGCTATAATTGAATCCCTATCAATAACAGTATTAAAGCTATTAGGATTTATTTTCATGTAAACTCCAGATGGTACTTTTACATTAGCGGCTGGGTTTGCTCCAACAATGGGTATTGTTAAAAAGTCTTCTTCTTGAGCTGTTTTTTCTAAAACAGTAGCTTCAGCACAATTATTTAATGCTCCAGAAACATCTCTTTTTACAATTAACCTATCTCCAGTTTCTACTTTATTTGCACTTTCTCCTTCTAGTAAAAAGTATACTGAATTATCATTAGGACTTTGAAAAAATACATTGCTGTAAATTGTATCGTATGTTTCCGCATCTGGCTTTAAAACAAACTTATATCTAGTAGCCCATGAAGGAGCTAATTGCTGTTGAGGTATAGTTACCTGTAAAGTATTTTTTGTATTTGAGTTTTCACAAGGAACTCTTATGGTATTATTAGGACTTACTAATGCGGTTGAAGAACGATTAAATTCATCCATATAAACAATACCCACTTCATACCCTCTGTTACTGTGTAAGCTTGTAACATCAGAAACAGCTAAATATGTACAAGACGCAAAATTTACTTCATAAAACTCATAAGCATTATTCGCTCCATCAACATATTGCATTGCTATTAATTGCAATCCTATAGTGCTCACACCTGGAGTAGATATTATAGATATGGGCTCTGCTGCGGCAGTAATTCCACTAGCCGTTTTACTGTAAGTACCCAAAGTTCCTGGCAATAAACAATTAACCTGGTCGGTTAACGTAGAACCATCACAAGCTGTAGCCACTGGCTGTATATTAGATGCCGTACCAATTTTTTCTACAAAATCAGTGCTAGTAGCTAAAGAATATACATTGTCAAAGTTTTGTGGTAGTATATATGTAAATGTTATGTTGGTATTTGATGTGGTGCTTGTTGGAGTATTCCCAGTCCAAGCACTATGCGCTATTCTAAATTCAAGATTTATAGACGCTCCTGCAACTAAATCTACAGTAGTGCCATCTGGTTTAGACAAATCAAAATATACTACAGAATTATTAATTGTCTGAGGAGATGGGCCTATGGTATAATTCCCAGAGCCTGTTGAATCAAGTAAAGAAGTAGCTCCTATTTCTTCATTAAGAAAATTAGCAACAAATTCAAGTTTTATAGGTTGGTCAAATTTATCTTTTAAATCATATCCATCTACATAATTACCATACACCAATCTATTTCCCATTATTGTTTGTGCCTTGGCTAACCTAGGGACATTGTCATATAGTCTTAATATTTCTGAGTCAGGCAAAAGAGTAAATATCTTTCTGTTGTCAAAAGTAAAAGTGTATTCAGTATTATCAGAATAACCTAAATTAGATTTATCTAAAGACTCAATAATTTTAATATTATTAGTTGTAGATTCTTTAAATAAAATTTGTATTCCAGTGACAAGAGAACTTCCAGAATTAAAAGTTATTAAAGCAGCATTTTTGGAATTAGTCATTCCTTCATTTAAATAACTATTACTGCTAAAATTAAATGCCGATGGGGTAAAAGCTACATCACTAAACTGAGAGGTTGCTGAATATTCTCCATCAGCATACTTATATCTATAAGCAAACGAAATAAACCTTTCTTCTAAAAAATCATCTTCCTGACCAATAATATTTAAAGTTTGGATTGTAGGAGATTCAGAGGGGGGTCTCTTTATTACTAATAAAGATTCGGATGTAAAACCATCTAAATAAGTAGGAGCTGCGCTCGGAGAATTATAACTTCTATTTACATTTATAAATCTAGGCGGATTATAATTGTCTGTAAAGTATAATAAATTTTCAATCAAATTAATACCCGTAATAAGGTTATATGGGCTAAAATTTAAAGTAGTATTTATATTAGTTCCATCGTTTGCGCTTATTACATTGTATGTTGTGGCATTATTAGTAGTATTGTAAGAAACTATTAAATCTAATTTAGCGGTAGGACTAGCTATAAATGCAGGGTCATGTACGAACCAATAAATAGTTTCATTAGCTCCATCCTCAAAAGCTCCAATACATCTTGCGCTATTACTTAACTCAATGCTATCAAAAGATAAGGTTGACAAGATGGTATTACCCTTTGTGTTTTCTACAGAGCCTACTTCAGAGCCCTCTGTAGAACCGAGCCTTACATTTAACGCATCAATATACTCGCCATTAGGAACAAGCCTTTCGTCAAGGCTTTTATTCATACGGCCAGCGATAAAATTTCTTTGAATGTTTGCCATCTTATTTAATCCACTTACTCTCTCCTCTTAGATTCATTAATAATCTTCCAGGATGAATATTGCTTAATCTAATTTTTGCATTTCTAAGTAGAGCTGTTTTTCTTTTTCTAGCTCTATTGATAATATACTCTTGAACATTAAATTTGCTATTTAAAATAGCATACTCAATATAAGCGTAAACGTAATCTTCAAAAAGTTTGTTCACTGAAACTTGAGAATCATCTCCTCCCTCCATTCCATCAGAGATATATTCTAATATGCAGCTTTCATTAAGCATTGTAGAATCAAAGTTTATAACTCCTGCTTTTTTATCTATTCTAAAAGTAGGATTTATATTAGCGGTTTCTGTATTTAAACCATAACGTGCTCCAATAGTGTAATCTGCATACCAGTTTGCTTGAGTGTCAGCGGGTATTTGGTCGTCAGCATTATTTTGATTTAAATAGATGCTGTTTTGTTGACCATTTTTTCTTTCAGTATCTAACTGCGAGTCAGTAGTAATTACAGTACCGTCTGAATTGAATGTAAGAGTCCCTCCTGCTCCTTGCAAATATGCTTGAGCAGAGTTAACCTGAATGTTTTCATTTAAAGGTCTAAGCCATCCGTCTTTATATAGAGATATGCGAATCCAGTTTACATAGTCATTAGGTAAAACAAAAGTAAGATTATCAAACACAGTAAGCTCTAACGCTTTTACCTCCATAAATGCATCATAGTTAAGCTCTTGTATCCCGCGTTTTGCATGAAACAATATCTTGTACCTTTCCTCGTTATTAACTAAAGAGTGGTTTCCAGAGTACATCAACTGAAAATTATTTACTATATCTTCCAAGCTTACATACTGATAAGACCCCCAATTTTTATTAGTAGGAGCTGCTCCTGCATTTTCGTAATATTGATATTGAGATAAATATGCCATACTATTGTTCTTGGTTTTCTTGTTGTTCTATAGCTTGCCCAAACTGTACTGTAGATATTTCTCTAATAGACATTCCAGCATATTGTAATATTCTAGCAACTAAATTATTTACATCATCTTGAGGCAGTTCGAAGTCTTGGTAGTCAGACTGAGACTGGTCAAAGATAGGCTCTCCACCTGTAAGAGACACATAAGTCCACTTAGGGTCTTTAGGATATCTAATATATTGCGATACCACTCTACCTATTTGATTTATAGAATCAGGATATAAGGTCAATATATTTCCTTCTTGTGTATACGCAGGAAAAGTAGTGTTGGGGCTAGTAAGCATTGATTTAGTAAGCATAGTTATTTTACTATGACTAACCTGCTCTGCTTCATTTTTTAAATTAGACTTCTTATAAATAGCATAAGAAATTCCTGTAGTAGACAAGGAAGCCACATTAACAACCAAAGTAGTATTATCAGTAACCGATACAACTTTTAAGTTTGTCACTACTGAGTTTGCTAAGACTATAGAAACAACATCTCCTGCTGCCACTCCATCGGTTTGAAATGTTGCGCCCGAATCTATTAACTGTGTGTTTCCGCCTCCAGTTGCGGTAGTTGTTCCAGATGAAATTACAGTGCTGTAAATTAAAATCTTATTTAAAAGATAATAATCCGAACCTGTGGTTGCTGCCGTAGGAACTGTGTATTCATTTAGTACGCTTTGAGATAAGCTTGCTGTAACTGAAAAAGTATCTATAACCTCTTCATATCCCTTTTGAATATCTGCGTATCCAGTTCCAGATACTCTCCCATTTTGTTTGTTGACCTGATTATTATAAGATATAAAGTATTCGTCAAAAATATCTAACTGCGCTTGCTTTGCAAACAAGTTAAAATCTGATGGAGATATATAACCGTAATTATTCTTGTTAAGGATAGCAAGAACTGTATTTCTAACAGCGTTTATCATCGCTTTCTTTTTTACAAAGATAAGCAAAAAAAAAGAGGTCAATTATTTTTGACCTCTCTCAACAACTGCTAATCTTCTAGCAATTTTTCTAACATCTTCAAAGACTCTATGCCATCATCGCTCTGTAAATATGACGATACAATGTACATTGGGTCTTCTCCAAAAGGCACGGTTAACATCTTCTTCTTATTAGTAGATGTGTTAAA